ATCAACACGCATTTTGACTCTAAAAGTAGTGATGTCAGTGTTGAACGCATAGTCAGTTGACTGTGCAATATCTAGTCCACCAGCCATACGAACCTTGTATGACGGCAAGTGACCGAATAGAACAGACTTGTTATTTAGACCAACAGCAGCCACAGCAGGGTTCTCGTAAACAGGGTAACCCAAGATAGTATCAGGAGCGCCCTGCTGACCAGGAACAAAGACATAGTTACCAGCAGTATCTTTCAACTTACGAACAGCACCAAGTGAAGAGGTTTTCATGTGGAAACCAACACCAGGAAGCTGTCTAGCAGCACCATCAATACCATAAACAAGGTCAATCAAGTTGTCGAAAGTGAACGCACCTGAAACACCAGTTCCACCTGTCAAAGCAGACCCAGCCGCGTTAGCTAGACCGTTAGGTTGAACGCCACCAGTACCATTAGTCAACGCATCGTTAACTCGGAAACCAATTTCGTTACCAGCTTGTTCTGCAATCAATGATGTTAGGTCAAAGCCAGCATCAGCAATCAGTTCATTCGCTACAGGTACGAGAAATGAATACTTGTATGCTCCGAGAGTGATTGATGAGAATGTTGGGTCGCTTGCAGTAATAGCAGCAGTAGCAGCAGTAATAGATGCACTTGAACGGGCAGTCATAGTAGGTAGAGTCAAGTTTTCACCAGAAGTAGTGTTGAAAATCTGGGAAGTCTGCAACATTGGGCCTACAAGTCTTGCAATCTGGAAAACCTGGTTGTAGAAAGACTGTGGAACAGTGTTGCTTGAACCGACTAGAGTACGCTTTTCAGCACCAAACTCAAAACCTTTACGCTCACCCATAGCGATAGAGCGAAGGATGTCAGAGTCATTTACTGTAGCAGTCTCTGATGGGCGGAATGAGTTAGCAGCTTCAGCAGCTCTCTCTTCACGCTCTGCGGTAGCTTTGATTGAGTCAATGAGTTTTGCTCTTTCGTCAATGTCAGCCATAATACGCTCGTAAGTCTGAGTTTCCTCACCTGAAAGGTCACGCTTCTCAGATGCTGCATTGTCAAGCAAAGCCTTAGCTTGCTCGTATGCTGACTTACGGGCTTCTTGCTGGATTTTAATAAAATCAGACATGGAAGTCTCCTATAAATAAATTGAATGAGGGATACCTGTGGTGCTGACACTCAACAGACGTAGCGGTGCTGACACTCAACTACTAACTTAAGTTTAGTAAGCAAAAATAACACGCTTAAACAAGTGACCCCCCTAGTGTGCATTGTTAATAGGCAAGGGGGGTGCTGTTAGTTTTACTTTAGCAGATAAAAGAAAACCCCACCAAGAAAAGGGATTAACCTGGTGGGGGTCGCTAGAAAAGGGAATAACTAGCGAGTCTCTTTCACTTCAACAACTCTAACCTCTTTGGCTGGAGTGTCAATAGCAACAACAGCATCAGCAAATGCTTCTGACAAATCTTTAATCTCACCGACAACAGGGTTACCAGCGACTTCTAGTATAGCTGCAATAATCTGTTCTTTAGTAGCCATTAGAGCATCTTTCCTTCAAGTTCATGTTTCAACTGTTTCAATACTAGCAGATTTACTTCAGGCTCAGACTCAACTTGTACTACCGTTTCAACAGGTTCTACACTACCAATTTCACCTTTAGTCATCTGTTTGATAACATTCTCTAACAAACCTGCTTGGTCTGGAGTCAAAGAATCACTAATCTCCAAAGCAAGAAGAGCATCAGATAATTTTTCTGTATCAATGTCATCTAAAGAACGCACCTGAGCAACACTCGATTCATAGGCTGGAAACGTAACAATACTTACTTCTAGCAATCTTACAGACTCCAGAGTTCTAACATTACCATCAGGAGACCAAGAATCAGACTGCACATTGAAACCAAAAGACATCTTATCTATGTCACCACGTTGCATAAGGATACTCAAATCCTTACCACGAGTAGTAGGAGCGAGTTCCGCTTCAACCCTCAAACCCTTAGAGTCCTCAACTAGACGCATAGTCCCAGAACGAGTAGAAGCCAAAGGTTCACCAGAGTCGTGATTCCAAAGCAACTTCACATCATTACGAGACTGAAGAGAACGCTTAAAAGCACCAGGGGCGATACGCTCAATAAAAGGTAACGGCTGGCTATCGCTATTGAATACAGCAGCATAACCAGTAAAAGTTAGTTTATCTCCAACAGCACGAATCTCAAACTCTGCATCAGAAACACGAGTCTCAGAAATAGGTTTCAACCCATTAATTTTACGGAGAGTAGCCATAATCTTTTCAGCCCTATTATTAGCTCTCGCAACAACATCACTCATCAAATTCCTTTGTTTATTTGATTCTCTATCAACAATACCACTTGACCAAGTAAAGCCAGAATCTCCGCCCCACGCATCCCACATAATTCTCCCATTACTAGGGTTACTTGTGTTATGGAAATCTTTACCTTTTTTATCAACTTCATGTCTTGAAAAAAACGAGTACATCCGCTTGACCACACTCAAAGACATTGACCTGCCCTGCACAATGTCAGTAGCCCTACCCCAACCAACAGGAGTACCAGCACCAGTAGCCTTACCCTCTTCTTTCCAACGCAAAGCCCTAGCAGCCGCCACCTTCATACCCTGTGTAGGCTTATAGACAGCCACAGCCCTATTAGAAGAATCCTCAACCATAGGTAACTTAGCAGGGTCTTTCGTAGAAATACCTAAATCAGCATAGCCACGCCTAGCATCAGGATTATTCTCAATAGCCAAAACAATGTCATAAGTTTTCAACAACTCTTCAGCCTTAGCCTTCTTAAAAGAATTACTATTAGCACTAGAGCCAGGATTCATGTAAAGACGATTATAACTAATGTCAACATAATTCAAAAGTTTAGTTGTCGCATCCCTAGTAGATTCAGGTCTACCAGTAACAAGTAAAACATCAACATTCAAAGACTCAACATAGTTGTAAGTTTTATCTATACGCCTACCAGCATGAATAAGAGTATCGTCAATGTCAACGATTACAGCCTTCTTACCGCCAGCTTTACGTTTACCGTACTCGCCACCAGGTTCAATTTTTTCAGCCAACGACAAAGCAACCATCTGACTAATAGCACCTGCTTTAGAAGTATGGCAACCTAAAGTTTTAGGCATACCTTTTTCAACTTTGACAGTAGCCCACCCAGAACAATCATCCTGTTTGTCGCTAATGTAGTAAGGCATGTATCTTCCTAGCGTTACGCTAAAACATCTATCTGTGCTTGCACAATAGCGATAGCAGACTTAATTGTCTCTATGTTGGCTTTTAAACGTTCAACTTCTTCAGTATTGCCGATAGTTTCAGCGACAGTCTTTGCTTCTTCGTTATGCCAGCCTTCAACATTCAACTGTTCAAGTCGAGTATTCAATGTTTGTAGCTTGTATTCGTTTGATACGTTAAATTCAGACATCATGTTCCTTCTTCCTATTAGACGATGTTATCTAAAATAGTATAGACAACTCCAGTTGGAGATACTGCAACAAGTTTAGAACCAGTCAATCCAGCAATAACTTGTATTCTTACTTGATTTGTAGGAGCTGCGGTTGTTGCTGTTGCTCTTTCAAAACGAATACTTCCACCAGAGTTAGCTTCACCCATAACGCTATAGGAGTTAGTTGTTGTGAATGTAGGTGAAAATACTCCACCAGCAGGATTTATGCTTGCTAATGCTGTTCCACCAGAGTTTTGCCATTCTTGTAAGTTTGCAGATTGACTAGCAACACCTGTAATCATAAGCCCAACATTTGCAGCAGACCTAGTTTGAATCTGAATATTTGCAGCATTGAAATAGAAAAGAGAACCTGTTTGGGTAGTATCAGTAATGTTTGTAAGTCTTAAAGTTCCATTATTTGAAATCATGGCGGCAGTTCCACCAGCAGAAGTTTGCCATTCCTGTAAGTTAGCAGACTGACCGCTTGCACTTCTAACAACTAAACCCTTAGTTCCTGCACTTCTAGCCGTAATGCTCTTTTGTGCAGGGACAGAAGCCGTACCTGCAATACCAGCCTGACCAGCAGTAAGAGCAGAAACTATTGTAAAAGTTGTTGAAGTAATAGCCGAAATAGAAAAAGTACCATCATAAGTTCCACCAGTAGTTGATGCAAGAGTAACCAAATCACCAACACCCAGACCATGAGCTGAAGCCATAGTTACAATCGGGTTAGCACCAGTAGCAATAGATTGAATAGTTCCACCAACAGGAGACAAAATAGGTTGAAAAGAACCTGTAAATGCTTGAGCTACAGCATTACGGCCACCAACAATTGTTCCAGCAGAGTTCTGTATCTGAAAAGCGTTTGCTGTGGAATCTGTAAACATCTTGGCATTAAAACCACCCTGTGTAGACCCATAAGGGGCAGAGTTAACCATAGCATTACCATTTACGGCAGTACCACCAGCAACAAGTTGTCCGCTACGGTTAAATATTCCTATTGGAGTTGCAAAAGAGTTCTGCCACTGTTGCAAGTCTGATGTGCCAGCAGAGTTACCTTTTACAATTAATGGAATAATAGTTGAGGTTACAGCGTTGATAACATTTTGCCCTGAAGTAAAAACACCAAATGGAGATATTTGAGCGACTGTTCCACCGCTAGAGTTTTGCCACTGCTGTAAATCAGTTGTTTGAGTAGCATTACCTACAACAGCCATCTGAACTCTATCGTTGCTACCAATAACTGCTAATTGACCTGCAGCTGAGATTGATGCAACACCAACAGTCATTCTTTGTGTTGTAGCAATCTGACCGCTATTAGAAACTAATGTTGCTGTTCCACCACCAGAATCTTGCCACTCTTGTAAGTTAGAAGATTGAGAAGCAGCACCTCTAACAACAACACCTACTCTAGTTGCAACAGGATTCAAAACAGTAAAATGTGCTAAACCACTAGTAGTATTTGAACCTGTTGTTAATCTTTGAGAAGTAGCAATACCGCCAGCACTAGTAATAACTGCCTGAGCCGTACCACTTGAATCTTGCCATTCTTGAATTGAAACAGACTGCGAACTTGCTGCTCTAACAACTACACCTTTATTTGTTGAAACAGAGGATAAAACTGATAATTGTCCATAACCTAAATCTGTTGAAGAACCTGCTGAAATTTTAGGAAAATTACCATTACCTGAAGCATCAACGCTGGCAATTGCTGTACCTGTTGAGGTTTGAAATTCTAGGATGCTTGCTGTCGCTGTTGCTGAAGCTCTACGCAAAACAAGAGGCATTACAGTGTCGCTCTGAGAAGTAACAATCTGACCGCCTACAGTAAAAGTATTGGCTGAACCTAAAGTAGCTTTACCTGATAAATCGGATACAAGATTAGTGACCTGACTTTGAGCGACAGTACCCGAAATGTTTGCAACAGTACCACCAACATAATCACTAACCTGGCTACGAGTTATTGAACCTGAAAGACCTACAGCCGTACCTGAAAGAGTCGAATAAACCGCAGTACCAGCCTGTTGAGCAGTACCAGCCGAAGCAACAGTACCACCACTAAAATCACTTATCTGAGAACGAGTCAAAGACAATAAAGCCTGATTCAAACCAATGCTACCTGTGCTAGTAATTACTCCACCAGTAAGCGGTGAAGTTGCTGTGACACTTGTTACACCTGTCTCACCTGATACAGCAAAATTCCAGTTGTTATGTGAACCTGTACCGTTGAACTTGTCAACAGTAACAATAATTGTTCCGCCACCAACATAGTTAGCCGTACCTTCCATGTAGTAGGTAGGTGTGTCACTATGTATTGCCCTAACCCTCATACCTGTTACAAAAGCACCTGCATAACCTGAAACTAGAGTAAAAGTTTTTAGACCTGTGCCTAGAGTGATAGTCGAGTTTGACGTGACACCTGTATAGCCGATACCTGAAGCACCTTGAACACCTGCACTGCTTAGTTCAACTAGCACTGTTGTCTCAGTAGTTGTTACTGTTGTTGTACTCATCTAGTCACATTTCCTACCATGTTAAAGGCACCCTGTAAAAGTCTTGTCACCGCACTACCTGAAGAAATAAGTTCTAAATCATAAACATAAGAACCAGCACTAACAGCAGCTGACTGTGTTGAAGTAATGTTGACAAGAATAGTTCCAGCAGTTCCACCCAAAGTGATACCTGAACCGCTAGTATTCAAATCAATTAATGCTGTAGAAGCATCAGCAGCTTCACGAACCTGCATTTTTGCAGTAAAACCAGTCCAGTTCAACGCTGTACCACCCTGAGTTACAGTAAATGACTGGTCATAATCTGCACCTTGATAAGCAGTAATATTATATGCACCTGGAGTTATCATTATGCCCCCATACTCTGTGAATTAGGTTGATTAGGGTCTCCTACATGTGTAGGGTCATTAGCAGGAAGAGACTGTGCTGGAGATTCAACCTTTACAAAAGGAATGTAAGGCAACCCAAGTTCCATAAGTACTGCTTCAGGGTCAAACCCAGCAGCAATCAAAGTATCAGCCATCTTCACCTTAGCTTCAGTCTCAGACAGGTCAGCAGCATTAATGTTCACGTTAGCCAAAGGAACTCTAAACGCATCACCACCAGCAACTGCTGGCTCATCCTCTAACTTCTTAATCTCATTGATTGATTTGAAACCAGCCTGAGTAGCAATCGAATACGCTTGATAACGGCTCTGAAGGTCTCCACGAAGAAGAGCAGAGAAATTAAATTTGATAAATGCTGTACTAGGTAGGATACGGCTGTAAGCCCACTCAATCTTCTCTAAAATAGGTCTTAACGTGTGAGAAATAAATTGAAGGTTATTTTGCTCAACAGAAGCATAACTAGCAGTACCAGGAATACCGAGCATGTGCAAAGGAATGTTGAAGGCTCTAGCAATCTCTTCGACAGCGAACCTACGAGAATCAAGGAACTGTGCTGAATCATTAGAGACAGTAGTTGAAACATACTTTGCTCCACCAGACAAAATACCTGTCTTATGTGCCTTACGGAAACCCTTATGACGTGAATCAAATGACTCTCTAAGGTCTTTAGCTTCTTCAGGGGTTAACTCGCCAGGATACTCGATAACACCATTAGTGGTAGCACCCTGAGAAAAGAAACGAGAAGCATAAGACTGCAAAGCAGTAGCAACACCCAAAGCATCTTTCAACTTATCTACCCTAGATAAACCAATCAAAGCACCTG